CGTCGGTTACACGGACTGTGATTTTGGGATCACCAGGATTAGCCGTAATAACTACATCACTAACTCCTAACGCTGAAGCAGCTTTTCGCATTTGAGCGATATCATCTACTGTTAGCGTAACTGTAACCTCGGGGTCCGGCATAGTGATAGCCTTGGACGGAGTTGTTAAAATGGAAGGATCCGAAAAGTAGTAATTCACTGACCTATTATCCTGTACAATTTTGACAGAATTAAAGTCTTGTGAAAAAGCTAGCTCTGGGTCATCAAACATGCTTAGGACTCCGAGGAACTCGTTTAGGTCATATATACCTAATTGATTATCGGGGAAAGTCTCATCAACTGTAGCTGATACCAAGATATTCTTAGCCTCACTCATAGTTTTGATTTCGTTTCCACCGTTGAATACGATATTTGAATTGATGGCAGCAAAGTTTTTTAGCACATCACGTGTTTCATTAGATAGTTTCATTATTTAGTTTCCTTATTTTCATAATTTGTAGATATATTATAACACATTTCTGGACCTTTGTAAACATAATTATTTGAAAAATCACATTCTATTCTTCCTTCTTCTGGCCACTGCTCTGCATCATCTAAATCATGTTGATGTAATGCAATAAGCGAATAGTGTAAAATCTTCATTAAGTCTTTACGATTTGCTCCATCTTTTTTGCCATAACGTTGGGCATACTTTAGAACATTACCTAAAGCAAAACCCATGCCATGACCACAGTCAATAATAAATTCTGTTGACTGAAACTTATTCTTAGAATAATGGCCGTTATATGTGCCATCAATATACTTCTTTAATTGGGCAATTAGATTGCCCTCATTAAATTTATAATCTACTTCCATTATGATACCTCTTCAATTATTTCGTTAAGTGCATCATGTTGTGCACGTATATCTGTTAGATCTGGTTCGCCAACATTAGTTGTACCATCTACCTTTTGGTATAGATCAATGAAAGCTTCTTTAGTATCTACATCAAACCTGTTAACACATAACTCTATAGCTTTTTGACGATCACCAAAGATAGAGAATGTTTGAACAATATGACATAGACGACGAGTAGAGATAAGATCATCTACACCACCATCTTCAAAAGTCTTACGAATAGTTTCTGACCAGATAGTAAGCATTTCTGCAAAGTCATCATCAACTTTATTAAACTTATCCATATGCTTCTTAATGATTTTCTTTTCAATACCAGAAGTAGGATAAGGTTGTTCCATTGTGATTGTAAACCTTTCAAGGAAAGCTTCATCAATAATATTAGCTGCGATAAACCGACCATCTTCTGATCCTTTACCTTTTGTATTTGCAGTAGCAATAACATTGAAACCTTCAGCAGGTTTTACAATTTCACCAGTCTTTTTAATAAGAACTGGCTTACCTTCAAGTACACCTTGAAGACACATAATTTTGTTTGATCCACGATCTAACTCATCAATAAGAAGAAGAGCACCAGTTTTCATAGCTTTAATAACTGGACCTTCGGCAAAAACTGTTTCACCATTGACCAAACGAAAACCACCAATCAAATCATCTTCATCAGTCTCAGGAGTAATTTGAACTCTTAGGTATTGCTTTTTAGCTTTAGCACAAGCCTGCTCAACCATCATAGTTTTACCATTACCTGAAAGACCAGTGACATAGACTGGATAGAATAAGTTACTAGCAACGATAGCTTCAACGTCACTAAAATGACCCCAACGTACGAAATACGGATCTTGCTCTGGTACAAAGATTTCATCGTTCATAACAGATTGAACGTTTTGCACTTTAGGCGACTCCTTAGTATTAATTTGAGGTTGTTTGTTTTGAAACGGTAGAATTACCGCTTGCAAATTGTACACTCCATAGCGTACTTTCTGACCAAGATTAAAGATCTTATCGACATCTTTATGAGAGATACCAACTTGATCAGCAATAATCTTAAGTTCAGGTTTACGAAACTCTTCCTTGTTAGGGTAAGTTTCAGCCACTCTTTCAAGGAGGGCTCGTTGTGAGAACGTTAATGTATTCATAATATAAACTCCGTCATTTCCATTTTATAAGTATATTATATCATACTTTTTGAGGATTGTAAAGGATTATTTTCAATTTATTTCACTTTTTTTTGGTGGTCGCAGAGAGATTCGAACTCCCGGCCTCTGGTTTCGTAGACCAGCGCTCTATCCAGCTGAGCTATGCGACCGTCTCGGCGAACTTAACTGCCAATGTTCTATTTGCTTTTTTGGATGCACTATGCTTTCTAAAAGCTCTAGATATTTCACCTTTCTTTGCTCCATCACGAACTTCAAAATCATCAGTTGATGTGTCTAATGACTTTCTATCATTACGAAGAATAAAGAATCTGTCATATCCACCAACATTATCAAATGAAGAAAACTTGTTTCTTAGAAACTCTCTACGTAATTTATTACTATCGTTATATGATATGTCAGGTCTAACTCCACCAACAGCGTAATTAAAATCATGTCGGCCATTTGCTAGAAAGTATCCTGTTACTGAAGAACAGTAGTTTTTCATATTCTTTAAAAGAGCTTCTGTAAGATCCTTATGTTCTCCAAAAGCTTTAACTGACCTACCTTGAACGTTTACAGCAACTCCACCACTTCTATATCCAATATCTTCTTCTTTTTCGTGACGCCTTACATTCATGCTTCCACCACATCCATCAGTAAGAATTATGAAGTTAGTCTTTTCAATATTGTACTTTGCAGCAAACTCTTTAATAAGCAGAGGTGCAGCAATAAGAGCTTCATTTAAAGGTGTACCACCCAAGTCTTCTGCTGTTGATTGTGTTGGCCATATATTATAGTTTAAACGAAATGAGTTTGTGATTAAACCTTTCAAAGCTTTTTCTTGATCAATTTTATTCATAGAAGAAGAAAGAAGATGCATAAGTCTAACATCGCCATGATAGATATTACCAAAAGGTACTGTTTCAATATCAATATCGTTTCTACGACTACGTGATGTAAATCCATAAACTTCAAATGGAATGTTTACTTTTTTACAAAACATTGAAAGCACACATACTTGTTTGATAACTGATCCAAGAGTATGTGACATTGACCCAGAATAATCAACCATCATAAACATACCATGGTTTTTAGCATCTGGCAAATTAGTCATACGCTTGAAAATATCATCTGTGTACTTATATGCATACAATTTGTTTACATCAAGTGATCCAGATCTTGCTGTTTGAGCCCTTACTGTTCTCCAAGCTGCTTTACGCATTTCAAACTCTTTAGACATAACTTGAACTATTTTTTTATTGTCATTGATAAAATCATTATAATACTTATCTGATGTCATACCTCTACGTTTTTCATCAAATAGCTCACTTCTAGCTTTTTGAATAGTATCAAAGTCAATAATCATATCTTTGATTTGTTTATTGCTAAACCCATTAGTAACACGAACTGGATTTTCGTTTTTTCCTTTACTAATAAGCTTATGCTCATTATCACGAAAAGCTTTATCGGTTACAGATTCAGCTGGATCAAAAGGAGTTTGCTCATAATCCTTACCACCTTCAGAATTAATTTGGTTAGATTCTTCTTTAGATTCTTCTACTGTACTCGTATCTTCTTCTTCATTTTCTTCATTCGAAGTAGGTGCGCTTTGTGTAGTTTCCTCTTGGCTTTCCGAAGTATCATCCATGCTTCTAGATTCAGAAGAGCTAGTCTCATTCTGGTCAGCAGTTGGATCCATTTCTGCTTGATCTTCATTATTGTTATTACTCTCCATTTTACTATCGAAATTAGGTATGGAAGGAGACTGCTGGACTGAATTTTCTAACGCATATGCATAAAGCTTTTTACAGGCTTCAAGCACATCTTCCCATGTTTCCACAGCAAAGACTTCATCAACAAGAGGTTGTTCAACTGAAGTAAATTCAACTTGTACAAGATCTCTTAGTTTAGCCTTTAGATTAATTCTATCAATCAAGTTTACATAACTAGAGGTTAACTCTGGTATTTGATTAACACCAAAGAAATCATCATCATATAATTTTTGATAGCCTCTTTTAAAGCAAGAGACAAGACCAGGATAACGACGTTGTATCTTTTTCTCGATTCTTACATCCTCAACAACATTCAGATAACTACGAGGGCAACCAGGTATTTCTACCTCTGCATCGTGCCAGCCTTCAGGTGGGGTTTCAAGAGCGTGGCCAACCTCATGTCCAACCAATAGGTCATAGACATCAGGTAGGTTATCCCATAATGGTAAACCTAATACACGTCTTTCAACATCAAAGAATGCAGTTTTGTAATTACCATGAATTACCTCTACATTCTCTTTCGCTAGTAGCCTAGCTAGAATCGATTTTGAGTTACTTCCAATCATTATTTAGTCTCCTTCCATATAACGGAAAACATTTAATTTTCCATTATGTATATTCTATCACACTTTTGCGTAATTGTAAAGGATTATTTTCACTTTTTTTCACTTTTTTTCAATTTATATTTCTCAGGGACTGAGCCCCAACCTACAGTTCGGTCCCAGTCTCTTTGAGTATATGTTACTTCACGAAGTCTGTTATCATCGGAAATATTGGTTCTAGTGCTTTTGCTGCTGCTTTTGCTACTTCCATGCATTCCTTTTGTGTTCCATTCCCCGATCGTAGGTTAATGAAATGGGCCCACGATCTTAGAGTTCCATTCATATACATTCTAGAAATAGTCATACCTTCTGGTAAAACTGCTCTAGCTTGTTCTTTAGCAATACCATTTTCAATGGCCCATTCATATGCAGTTTTAGCTGCATTAGTAACAGAATGCTGTCTTCGTTGCCAATCAGTTACTAATTCTTGCTGAGCAGCATTTAATTGTATATTAGGGTCTTTTTCTATCTCAATAGAATTTTGTCTATTCTTTGGATCTTGCAATCGTGTTTCACGAGTTACAAATGCTCCAGCTAGTTCTTTATCTGGATTAGCATATCGTTGAGAAAACTCTTGGAATGAGAATGAACGATGCCTTAAGATTTGTCTAGCAATATCACGGGTTGTAGTTATTTCCAAACAAGCACTAGCCATTTCTAATGGAGACCAAT